GATGATATGTGTTAATTCTTTCATATCCTGGAGTATCGTCAAACTCTTGCACATGTCCTGATTCAGTTTCAAATACTTTATTGAATGGATATTGTGCACCAAAAGTTGCTTCAGGTTGGTCCCAAGAACCAAGATCTAGTGCTTTTGGAATACCACGTGCACGTACTGCATCTTTTTTTGCAACAATAGTACCATCAATAATACCACGAGCTAATCTGTTTGTGTCTGGTTCACCAATATACTCACTTAGTGGATATTTGTTATTTGGATCTCTAAATCCTGTTGTGAATGACCCAGATTCAATACTCTTTTGGGATGGTCTTGGAGTAGAATCATCGCCATCTTTTGGTGGTTCTGCTGGTGGAGAGCCAGCATCTTTTTCAACTCCACCAGTTGATGCTTTACCGTAGAAGTATTCATAATATGATAATTTTAGTGCAGAGATGTCTGGAGAATTAACACCAACTGCTTTTTTAGCAGCAAGAAAGAAGTCTGGATGTTTGCTTGAAGTAACACCCTTTACTCTGTCTTTAATATACAGCGCAGCAACTAGTGCAGAAACATTAATGTCCGTATCTAAAGAATCAGGATTATTAATAATATCTAAACTTAGTCCAGTTGCATTAGCAAGATTTTGATATCGTTTATAGTTACCACGACCAGTTAACTGAATAAATCCACGACCAAAATATTTACCACCATCTGCATCAGTAAGATTTCCTAAAAAACCTTTACCACGTTTTGTTGGTCCATATGCCCATGAGAAAAACTCCGCTCTTGTCATACCCTTTTTTGAGGCATTTGAATATGTGGCTATATCTTCTGGTGTAGCAAATGAATAAATTTGTTTTAATCTACTTTCGCTGTAGTTAAAACTTTCTAATTGAGGTATCCATCTAGATTCACCACCAGCGATACCTAACAGAGCACACTTTTGTTCTTTGGTTGTCAACCCTACTTTATCACATGCAGCAATTAATGCTTTAATGCCTTCAGTAGATTTTGTTGGATTAGGAGATGATTTTGCAGGTGGTATTGTTGGTATTGCAGTATTAGTTGATGTTGGTTTTACTTCTTCACTAGTTGTTCCTGTTGTTACAGGTGTACCATCCCCAGATGTTACTACATTACCAGATCCATCTGTTAGTACATTTACTTTACTTTGAGTAACTGCTTCTAAGTTAGTTGGTGGATCTTCAAATTTAAGAATATTTTCAACATAATCAACAACAGAATAACTAATTGTAATTTGCGTACCACTATCAATAGAAACAATAAATGTTTCTGCTGGAATACCAAAAGCCAGCACTTTCATGTTAGCTTTTAGTCCTGAAGTTAAATTAGTATTACCAGTTTCTGGATCATACAATGTCAATTGTTTTCCAGAAGTTGGTCCAGGGATTGTTCTTATTTGTACAGCTTCTGTTTTACTTCCTGTAGTAATTGGACCATCATCAGATTTGTCTACAGGAACAGGTGTATTTGGAATACCACCAACAGTTCCCATCATGATTGGTTGTTGCTGATCTTCATCTGCAAAGATAATAATTACAGTCGTGCCTTCTACTGGACCAATCGGAGTATGTCCGATACCGTTCATTGCAGCAGAAGTTACTGGTTGAACAGCAACTGCCCATGGAAGATCTGCAGTAGGTAGTTGTGATTTATCATGCGTGTGCAAACCTACTATACGCACTTGACATCTGCCAAGTCTTAGTGGATCACTTCTATTTTCTACAATACCATAGTAAAAATTCATTATCGTGTTCCGTTCATATTCATCATAGATGTTTCTTTAATAATTTCCATATTGCATTCATGTTTTTCTCTATCAACATAATGATTAATAGCTGCAATAATATAGTTACCAGAAAACATTTTGTCTGTGGTATCTCCGTCTTTTTTAGACAAGGGTTCAATTCTTTTAAGATCTAAGTTAATTTTTTGTCCAACAGTATAATCACATCTACCTGGAACTGTAATACTAATCTTGTTAGCTTCTGCCAATTTCATCAATGAATTTCGTTCTTGATTAGATTTTGCATAAGTAACATCACCAAAACCATTGAAGTTTCCAAAGTTTTTAGGAAGATTAATAATTTTTGAATTGGATCTAAAGGTACTACTATCTGAATTAATTGGAAATTCATTTAAGTGTTTTTGTTGTTCAAAACGCTGGAACATATTATAGTTTTTAGCAGTATATGTTTTTTTTGTTACATCATAAGATACTTGTCTAGATGATAACATCCCCGAACGAATACGATCCATATAATCAAATACAGTTGGTATACTAATATCAAGAATACGTTGATAATCTTTTTCTGTATTTCTTACACTTCCACCAAGTGGAATATCATCTCTTGTATATTTGTCGTAAACAAACTTTTGCGACACTGCATTAGTATAAAGTGATTCTAAACTTATAAAGTAAAAACCATCACGATTTTCAAAAAACACATAGTTTGGTGATTTATTTGTATTGATTGATGAAAACACCAAGTACATAATATTTTGTATTGGAGTCCAATAATTAGAAATATATTTAGAGTTATTAAGTGTGTCTTCAACAAAAACATTTTTATCAGATTCAAGACCAAATGTTTTGTCTTTAATGAATGGTTCGATTAATTTTGATATTCTGTCTGCAAATACACGACTAATTTTTTTATTTAAATCAACAACAGCTTCTACTGAAATAAAATGTAATTGGTAAACAACAGATTTATCTCCAGTCATTTCTCTGTTACTCATTTTGTAAATATAGTATCTACCTTTAATGTTAAATTGTTCAAGAGTAGGAGTGCTTATTTCTAATTCAAGATATTCTTCACCAATAAATGGGAACAAATTAACTAAATCAAGAGAGTCTTTTAAAATTAAACTGCCAGTAATAAATGGTGAAAATATATCTTCATAAACCTGTACATTTATTACTTGCGCACTGACATCTTGATAAAAACCTTTTTCAGTTATTATCCTAACTTTATCAATACTGACATCGCCAGCAAATCTTAATACTTCACTAGATTTCATTATAGTAAATCTTTGTAATCTCTAAGAACAGTTTCAACAATCCTCGGAGAGATAATTTTTATTCTGCGCTTCTCTTCATTTTTATCTCTAAAAAATTGTATGTTAGTTACTGAACTAGCACCAGCAGCAGTTGACATTACAATATATCCAGCAGCATTAACATAATGGTGTATATAATTTTCAACACCAGTAGATTTAACATTAATAGTGCCACCAATAGTACCAGTTGGGGTAGAGTTGGCTGTGAATGTAAATGTATTTATCGTAGAAGAGGTTATCATGTATGTACCATTTGGTGCATTAGTAGAAGCAGTGACACCTGATAATGTAACTGAAGTCGATGGTGATACTAATAATCCATGAAGTGGTGCAGTAACTGTAATTGTAGTACCACTATACGTCAAACTAGTAGCAGTAAATGCTGGATTAAAAACATCTTCAGCTACTTTAATTAATTGTGGTTCTGCCAATGGAAAGTCTGTTATATAATCAAAACGCTGGTTTGCCAACATGATGATCCAATGATATTCTGGATTACCATAAATCTTTTCTGCAATAATTTCTGGTGTTTCACCATCGACAATATCATATGTATCGTACACAGAAATGTTTTCTAAGACTTCCTTACGAAAGCGAACATTTCGTGTAATGTCTTTTACAATTGAGGTTCTTGTCTCATAATCATTATATTTAAAGTCATATAAAAATTGTGGAAACTCTTTAAAGTACATTATAGACCATCCTTGATTTTATCTTTAGTAAGGAGTGCAAGTTCTCTAAAGTTTAGTGTTACATTGATTTGTGTCGGCATGCCATTATCAAAGGTAGTAAAGTTACCATTTGGAGTATAGTTGATAGTCATATCTTGTAGTACACAACTTGTATGTCGATGTAAGTTTGGATTTTCTAATCCACCTTGATAATAGAAAACATCAAATTCACTGGGATATATGTAGACAAAGTTGTTAGCATCTTTAAACTCTGGATGCATATGATATTTGAATTCATATAAAATTCTTTTAACATTCAATGCTTCATCTGCAGTTCTTGGAAAAAACTGATAATCAAATTGAAATGTTCTAAAATCTACACCTTTAAAAACTTGTTCTTTTTTAGGGTTTGCTGCTAATCCAGTTGCGTTTGACATCGCCCCAGCCCCTGGACCTTTAGATAAAGCTAGATTTGTTACTGCAGCCTGAACAGGATCCCCGAGATCTTTAATTTTACCACCACCAAGAGTTGCTTTAAGAAGTTCGTCAATACCTGTTGAAGCCATAGCCATTGCTAATGTATCTTCTTCACTGTACTGCATTCCGTAGCGTATTTGAAGTTGATTTGGGATATGTAATGCAATTGCAGTTTTTAATCTTTTCTGTTTGCGACTGGCAGAAGCAGCATAGTTAGCTGCTGCACCAGCACCAACTGTTCCTAGTGCAGCTGCAGCTGCAGAAGCACCACCAATACCTAATGCATTACCCAACAGCGCACCGCCAGCATTAAGGGTAGCATTGGCTGCAAATAATTGTATTTTATTTAGATCTTGTGCGATAAAATCACCTTGATCTCTAGGTGGTATGTTTTTTACAAAATCATCCCCTATCTCTTTTCCTAATTTAGAATCTATATTCACATTAATGTAGAATATAGCATAGCTTCCACCATAACGACCATCAGAAGCAAATAAGTCATTTGGATACATGTAGTTTTGTGTTTTATACTGAGAATTGGTTTCATCTCGTTCAAATGCTGTTGGTGCACCTCTTGTTGAATAAAGATTATCAGCTTTTGGTTTTGGTGTGTACACAGCCATTTTGATCCTTTTACCTAAATAAAGGTTAATTCTTCCTATTCACTTATTTATGTTCCATAAAAGAAAGTACATCCCATTATTTCCAGAAAAATACACTGGAGACCCAACTAATATAATAATGAGGTCTTCATGGGAAACTATGTTTGCATCTTGGTGTGACAAAAATCCTAGTGTTTTAAGGTGGTCTTCCGAAGAAACTATTATTCCGTATCGTTGTCCAACAGACAATCATATACATCGTTATTTTGTAGATTTTAAGATGTTACTTAAGACTGGTAAAACTTATTTAATAGAAGTGAAACCTTATAAACAAACTCAATTGCCTGAGTATCCTGGAAAAAGAACTAATCGGTACTTAGTAGAATCATTAACTTATATGAAAAATCAAGCCAAATGGGAAGCTGCAACTAACTATGCACGTGATCGTGGATGGGAGTTTAAGATCATAACAGAACACGAGTTAGGACTAACACCTAAATAGTATTATGGCTAAAAAATCACCTTTACTAGACGTTTTTGAACGTAACCAGTATGACTTAAAAACTGTAATGTTAAAGAGTCGTGCTTGGTTCGAGCAGCAAGTCTTACTTATAACTAAAC